CAGAACTGACCCCGCCCCCTTCGGGGGGCATCTCTTTTGTCGCGGCTAGGGTAGCTCCCGAAAAGAGGTTACCTAGACCTCCTGCCACGGCAATCCTTTAACTAGGGTTCGCTGTAGGAGGCGAAATGAAAGCGACACGCAAGGGACCTATTGAGGAGCGGTTTATGAACCGCTTTGTGGTGGATGGCGATACCGAGTGCTGGAACTGGACCGGGACTCGCACGATTCACGGGTATGGCGTTATCGGCGGTTTGTTGTATGGCCGGCGCTACTGCCCTCCTCATAAGAAGGTTCTCGCACATCGCGTTTCTTGGATCATCCATCGGGGCGAAATCCCCGAGGGAGAGGGTTATTACGGCACGGTCGTCATGCATCAGTGTGACAACCCGCGCTGCGTTAATCCTGCCCATCTGAGGCTCGGCACACAAGCCGAAAACATGGCCGATAAGGTCGCCAAAGGTAGGCACATCGCGGCTCGCAAACGCGAGCCATTTACTAGTTGATCTCTCACCGCCGAGAGGCGTCGGAGTTTTTATGGCAAAGCCTTTCACGGGCTATCCGCTGGTCAACGCCACGGGCGTCTCGATCACCACGAGCGGCACGTCGGCATCCACGACGCTCCCGAACGGCGCTGACGGCACGATCCCCAAGTACGTCCGCCTTGCTGCTACCGCGGCCGCGCACGTCCGATTCGGGAAGACCTCGGCCACTGCGGTCACGACGGACATCCTGATCCAGCCGGGCGACGCCCAGATCGTTGCGGTCCCGGGCGGCACAGACACTGTCGCGGCGATTCAGAACGCCGCGGCCGGGAAGGTCGTCGTCACCCCGCTCGAGAACAGCTAAGTGGAGCGGCAGGCGACGGGCCTTGCGGGCATCGAGACTATCTCGACCCTGCAAGACGGTGACCTCATCACCGGGACCATTCAGGACTGCGATCCGATCCTCGAGGACGCCAAAGCTCGTCATAACGAGGGCATGCACGGCACGTCCGACATGAAGCACGCCGCACGGCTCCCGCTCGTTGCGGTGGAGTCGTACTGCAACACGAACGGGATCACGCTGGACGAGTGGATGTCGAACCCCGTCCACATCAAGCGGATGTTGAGTGATCCGGGGCTCTCTGGCTTTCGTATCTGGTCAGGTGCAGTGTGAGCATCACGAACTACACGGAGCTGCAGACGGCGGTCGCCAACTGGCTGCACCGCTCGGACCTGTCGGCAGTCATCCCTGACTTCATCACCCTCGCGGAGACGAGGATGAACGGCGACCTGAAGTCGCGCTCGATGGAAGTCCGGACGACGCTTACGTGTGTCCCCGCTTCCGATGTGACGGCCCGATATGTCGCGCTCCCCGCGGACATGCTGGAGATGCGCCGGCTCACGCTCATGACGGAGCCTGCGGTCACGCTCGAATACATGAGCCCGGACGAGATCAACGAGGAAATGCCCTTTCTCCTCGCCGCGGACCGGCCTACGCGGTTCACGGTCATCGGCGGGAACGTCGAGTTGTCTCCCCCTCCGGACAGCAACTACCCGCTGGAGCTCATCTATCTGCAGCGGATTCCGCCGCTCGCGAGCAACCCTACCAACTGGCTTTTGACGGCGAACCCCAATGCTTATCTTTTCGGGGCTCTTCTGGCTTCAGTTGCTTACACGCAGGACGACTCCCGAGCAACCCTGTGGGAGCAGAAGTACCAGCAAGCGATAGCGACGACGAATGCGATCGACTGGTATTCGGGCTCGACGCTGAGGGTGCGCGCTCTGTGATTACGATCCCCTCATCGGGGGAGTTCGGATACATCTCCGACGCTGCCCCGCAGGAGCTTCCGCCGAATGCGTGGAGCTTCGTCCGGAACGCCCGCTTCAGGAACGGCTACGCGGAGCGCGTCAAGGGAACCACGCAGGTTCTCAACACGCCCACCTTCACCCCATACTTCATCACCCCGTACCGCTCGGCGTCGAAGTTTTGGGTCTATGCGGGGCTGACAAAGATCTACTGCGACGACGGGGCGACGAAGACGGACATTTCTCCGTCCTCCACCCCTGCCGGGGCGATCGACGACCGGTGGACCGGTGGCGCAGCATCGGGTGTTCTAGTCCTGAACAACGGTCACGACCAGCCTATCTATTGGGGCGGGAACACCGGAACTCCGTTCAACACCCTGACGGGCTGGGACAGTTCGTGGCGCGCGGCGTCGCTGCGGCCGTTCAAGAACTATCTCGTTGCCCTCGACGTCACCAAGTCGAGCACCCGCTACGGGTCGATGGTGAAGTGGTCCGCGGCGGCGGTTCCCGGCTCTCTGCCCTCCTCGTGGGACGCGACGGACGCGACCAAGGACGCGGGCGAGCAGGATCTCGCCGAGACGACTGACTTCCTCGTTGATTCGCTGGCTCTCGGTGACATCAACGTCATCTACAAAGAGCGCTCGATGTACGGCATGCAGTACATCGGGCAGCCCTTCATCTGGCGCTTCTTCCGGCTGCCGGGAGAAGTGGGGATGCTTGCGCGCGGCTGTGGCGTGAACACCCCGAAGGGCCATGTGGTCCTGACTGCGGGGGACCTCATCCTCCACAACGGGCAGGGGCCGCAGAGCCTGCTGGAAGGCCGGATGCGTCGGTGGCTGTTCAACAACCTCGACCAGACCTACTTCGGCCGTTCCTTCCTCTGCATCAATCCCACGGTCAATGAGGTGTGGGTCTGCTTCCCGAGCAGCGGGGCGACTAGCCCCAACCTCGCCCTGACGTGGAATTGGGACTCCGATGTCTTCGGGGTCAGGGAACTCCAGAACGCGACCTATGGTGCCACCGGGGTCGTCGTCACTGCTTCCGATTCCACGTGGTCGGGGGACGCCGGGACGTGGGACAGCGATACGACGGTGTGGGACATGGGCGACTTCGCATCGAACGAGGCGAAGCTGCTCCTCACTCAGACCGATCCGATCATTGTTCAGGCAGAGACGGGCGGAGGGTTCAACGGCTCGACCCCAAACTGCACGCTCGAACGTACAGGACTGGCCTTTGACAAGCCGGATGTGGTCAAGACGGTTCGCTCCGTCATCCCGCGCTTCGACGCCTCCGGGGGAACGGTCCTGAGCATTCAGGTCGGTGCGCAGATGGACGCCGAGGGTCCTGTGACCTGGTCGCCTGCCTTCACCTACACGGTGGGGACGAGCCGCAAAGCGGACTGCTTCGCCACGGGGCGCTTCTTGGCGTTCCGGATCACGAGCGCGACGGTCCAGCCCTGGCGGCTGAAGAGCTTCGATATGGAAATTACCGAGCATGGACTTTATTAGCTTCGATGCCGAGAAGGACGCCCGCTTCTACTTCGCGGCGGGTGTCTGTGCCAAGCAATTCAGGCTCCCTGCTGACTCGGTGATCCTGAAGCACGCGCACGACTACGACCACATGAGCATTCTGGCTGCGGGGAGGGTCGCGGTGACGCTTCCCCACGAGCAGCAGATTTACGACGCCCCGGCCTGCATCGAAATCAAGGCGGGGGCGGTTCACCAGATTCAGGCCCTCACGGATGCCGTGTGGTTCTGCATTCACCCGGACAAGGAATAGAGATGCCTATCGGATGGGGCGCACTGATCGGCGGGGGGCTGTCTCTCGTCGGCAACTTGCTCGGCGGGAGTTCTTCTCCCAACTCCGCGACACAGACGATCCGAAACACGATCGACCCGAACCTTGTTCCGTACCTCTACGGGGACGGGACTGGCGGTCTGCTCGGGAACGTCGCGGCTCTCTACAACCAGCAGATGCAGAGCGGTGGACTCAACCCGCTCCAGACCTCCGGCCTCGAGTTGCAGCGGCAGGCGCTGATGGACCCGAACTATACCAAGGGCCTGACGCAGATGAGAAACCTCGGCTCGGGCCTTCTGTCGCAAGGCGTCGCGGGCAATCCGTTCACCGGCTCTCAGACCGGGGTCGGTGTCCCGTCGCTCGGCCAGATCCCGGCCGGGAGGATGGTCGCTGGCGGTGATGGGGGCCTCATCACCAACAACGGCCCGCAATACGCTCCGGGTCCGTCGTCGCTCCTGTCGGCTGCTTATTCGCCGATTCAGGCGCAGCAGATCCCGCCGTTGATGAAGCCTCTTACCGGGGCGGCTGCTTCTGCCTCGCCGGCTCAGACGGATTGGGACCGGCAGCAGCAATTGAACGCTGAAGTTCTCGCGGGGAAATGATGGGCAATCCGTATCTCCAATCCCAAGCCGACGCGATCACCAATCAGGTCAATCGCAACCTCACGACCAACATCCTCCCGCAGATCGGCTCCGGCGCTGTAGCTGCGGGCGGTTACGGTGGCTCGAGGCAAGGCGTCGCGGAGGGTCTCGCGGTCGGGCAGACGAACCAAGACCTGAGCAACTCGCTTGCGAACCTGTACGGGACGAACTACCAGCAGGACGTCGGCAATGCGTTGACTGCTTACGGGCTGCAGAACCAATACAACCTCGGTCTCGGCAACCTCGGTCTCGGCAATCAGCAGCAACTGTTCAACTTCTACACGCAGAACCGCGGTCTGGATCAGTCCGGAGCACAGCTCGGCGCGAACCTGACGAACAGCGCGAACCAGGGCATCCTCGGGCAAGGGCAGGGCATCTACAACCTCGGCACCACCCAGCAGCAGGCCCCGTGGCAAGTGAGTGGACAAGCTGGGAACATCTTCAGCCAGTTCTCTGGGCTCGGCGGTTCGCAGACGCAGACGCAGAACGGCTCTGCGCTCGGTGCGTTGACGGGTGGCGCGATCCTCGGGAACCAGATCGGTAACGGTCTCGGGTTCGGCAACGGATACGTCAGCCCGTACGCGGGTCAGGGCATCTCGCTAGCGTCGCAGAACTACGGCAAGCTCGAAAACAGCGTCTACGGAGGAGACTAAGTGGGCCTGCTCGACGGAAATCTGGATCCTCAATCGCTCGCCACGCTCCAGCTCGCCGGTGGGCTTCTCTCCCCCGGCAGCTTCGGGCAGGGGCTCCAGCGAGGGGCGGCGGGGTATCAGGGCGCACTCGCTAGCGCGCAAGACCTCGACATCAAGAAGCAAGCGCTCGAGATGCAAAAGCTGCAGTTCGCGGCTGCGATGCGCAATCAGAACCTGATCAATAGCTATCTCGAGCAGGGCATCGGGGGTGCGCAGCCTGCACAGCCGGCACAACCCTCCGTCATGGCTGGCGCTGGCTCAATGCCGGACTTCATGCAGAACAATCCGTCGCTGGTTCCAGCTCCGCAAGGCGCCCCGCGGGAGGCTCCGTTCGGCGGCCTGCCGGCGAATCAGTGGGTTCCGGATCTGGCCTTTAACGGCGGGAAGGGAATCGCCGATCTGGTGAAGGCGTGGAATACGCCGACTTCGTTCCGCCCCGGTGGATGGGCGAAAGCGCCGAATGGGCAGTGGATGCAATTGCCACAAGCGCCCGAGGGATACACGGCAACCTTCGGGGCGGACGGTAGGCCGCGCCTCGTAAAGATTGAGGGCGGCCCCGAAGCTGTCGCCGCCGCGTCTCAGGCGAAGGCGTCCGGCCCCGCCGCATACAAGCAGACCGAGGTCATCGATCCCGCGACCGGGAACAAGTACACGGTATTCAACAAGGACCTCCCCGGCTTTCAGGCGACTCCTGTGCAGGCTGCTCCTGCGCCGGCCGCTGCCGAGGCTCCTGCGCCACCGGGTGTGCCGTTCATGGCTCTCTCGCCGCGCTCACAGAAAGCGGTTCTCGCCGACGCAGAGAAGAACGGCTCGCCCGATGCCTCGATCACGTTCAACGGGGAGACTGTCCCGGCTGGCGTGCAGACCGGCTTCGCCCCGGGCGTCGAGGAGTCGGCCAAGAACGCCCAAAAGGTGATGATGGGCAGCTACGAGACCGTCAAGAGCCAGAACGGCTCTGCGGCGACCGTGCAGGCCCGTCTCGAGAATATCCGGCAACTCGCGCAAAGCGCCATTACTGGCGGCAATACAGAGTGGCGCGATTACGCAAACAACCTCGCGCAAATCGCCGGCCTGAGTCAGCGGGCTCTGGACCGGAAGACTGCGGGCGACCTGATCGACAAGAACGCGGCCCAAATCTCGCTTGCCATCGGCACCGGCACCCAGGGGACCGACGCCCTTCGCGCGCTCGCCGCGGCGGCGAACCCCGGGCGCCATATGACGCCCGACGCGATCGATGAAGCTGTCGCGCAGTTGTCCGCTTCCGCTCAGGTGCAGCAGTCAAAGGCAGAACTACTGACGCCGTTGTTCAACTCTGGAAACGCCAAGGGATACAACAGTGCGGAGCAGGCCTTCGACAAGAACGCCGACTACCGCCTTTGGCAACTCGCGAACATGACGCAGGAACAAGCCGCAGCATTCCGCGCCAAGGTGGGTGATAAGACTTGGGCGGCCCTCCAGCAAAAACTGGCGGCCCTCAAGGGGCTGAAGGTCTTCTGATGGCGACTGGCCTCGACTATCTGGCCGACAGCGCCGCCGCGCCGCCGAAGACCGGCCTCGACTATCTCGCCGAGAGCGGTCCTGCGCCCAAGGCTGCGGCACCTTCCCCGGCGCCATCTTCGGCCCCCGCGAAGGTCCCGGGCAACTGGGACGTGTTCGGGAACGCTGTTGTTAAGGGCGTAGCCGGACTCGGGGATATGGTCGGCTCGACTCTTGTCAACGCGGCGAACCTTGGCATCGCCGGGTATGGTTATGCCAAGGGGCTGACCGGGAGCAAAGACCTCCCGGACCTGATCCCCCCCGATGCCCTGAGCGGGTACAAGAAGCTCGCCGAAGCGACGGGGCTGACGAAGCCCGAGAACGAACCGCAGAACGGGGCACAGCGGGTTATCGACTTCACTGGGCAGGTAATGGGCGGGGGAGGCATCAATCCCCGCTCCATCCTGCGCTCTGCCGGAGAGGGGACGCTGCTGCCGTTGGCGCGCGACTTCGCGACGCCGACCCTCGGTGGAGTCGGCGGAGGGCTGACAGCCGAAGCGATTCGGGACAACGTAGACCCGGATACCTGGTACGGGCGTCTTGCTGCGGCGGTGCTCCCCGCTGCTACACAGTTCGGCGCGAGCTCGATCACCGCTCGGCCCAACATCGCCGGCCAGCGCGCGGCGCAGACGACGAAGAACGTCACGCCCCAGCAGTGGGCAGATGCGGACGCGCTCGCCAAGAAGGCCGCAGCCCTCGGCGCTCCGATCTCCGCTCCCGAGGCGTTGATCGCGGTCACGGGAAATAACCCGGGACTTTCTACCCTTCAGCGGGTCACCGAGCAATCGACGCACGGAGTCAACAAACTCGCCCCGGCCTACGCCCAGCGTCCGGAGCAGAACCGAGCCCTGTTCGGAGACGTGGCGAGCGGGATCTATCCCAACCAATTCGATCCCGGCGCCCTCTCGGGTGAGATGCAGACGGCGGCTCAGGCCGCGATCGACAACGCCCGACAGGCCGGGAACGCCAAGGCGGCGCCCTTCTATGCGGCCACGAGCAACAACCCGACTCTCACCATTCCCTCGTCGGACTGGAACAGCCTGACGGCCAATCCGGCCGTGGCGTGGGCGCTCCAGCGGGTGAAGGGCGACCCTCTTCTTGGGGTGACGAACGCCCAGCCCGGGAGCCTGCAATGGCTCGATGCGGCAAAGAAGTTCCTCGACTCCTCGGCCAACTCCAGCAAGCAGGCCGGTGACAACTTCCCGGCCGGGCAGGCGTCAAGCGCCGCCAAGGCGATCACCGACGCGATCGATCCGATCTTCCCGGACTACGCGAAGGCCCGCTCCATCATCGCCAAGAACAGGGCGGACGTGGTCGAGCCGATGCAGCAGGGGCAGGTCGGCAAGCTCGCCGGGACGGATGATTTCGTCGGGCAGGCGGGGGCGCTTCTCCCGTCAAAGCCGATGGATGTCACTCCTCCTGTGGTGGCGAAGACGGCCGCCACGCTGGCCGACCCTGAGCTGCTTCGGAAGTTCATCCGGCAGCACCTAGAGGGCAACTTCAACGAGTCTGCCCAGGATCTGCAGGGCGGCCCGAACCAGTTCGGGGGCGCGAAATTCGCAGCTCAGGTGGCCGGGAACGACACCCAGCGGGCGAACCTGACTCAGTTGCTCTCATCGTCAGGGGCGAATCCCCGGGGGCTGCTGGACGCGCTCCAAGTGTGGAGGGCTCAGGGAACGAGGCCCCAGCCGGGCTCCATGACCTCGTTCAACAACGGAGAGTTGGGTCTGCTGTCAGGCGAGGGGAGCGCCGCTGCGATGGTTGGGAAGCCGTTCCAGCTCCCTGGCCTCCTCATGAACAAGCTCAATTACGCCTTCGCGACGAAAGACCTCGCCGAAGCGATCAAGCCTACCGGGATGACCGTGGAGAAGTTCCGCGAGCTTGCCCGGGCGAATGGTGCCTACAGCCCGAGTGAACAGGCGGCTTTCGCGGCGCTGCTTACCTCCGCAGCAAGCCGATCAGGTCCAGCGCCACAGCAATCGCCATGACGGCCAGAAAACCGTAGACGAGCCACATAGAGACCTCCTATGACTGTCGAAAGCGCAACTTACATCAACGGGCTGAATGCCTCCAACCCCAGCTCGAGCGATCTCAAGTCCGAGGGTGACGATCATATCCGCCTCGTCAAATCCACGGTCAAGGCGACGTTCCCCAATGTGGTGGGGGCAGTCACCCTGACCGATACGCAACTGAACGCCGCGGCGGTGAAGGACGGCAGCGGGAACCTGACCATCTCCGGGAACTGGATCGACCTCGGGACGGCGGTCAACAGCATCTCCGGGTTTGCTTACCTCCACACGGACAACTTCACGACCGATACCTCCCGCGTCCTCCCCAGCTATGGCGTGACGTGGAAAGTGATGAGTTGGTCCTCGTCCAACCCCGTCGCGCATCTCACGGGATATGGTGGCGTTTCACTGTGGGCCGGGGGCACCGAGGTTGTCCGGGTCACCAGCAGCGGAGTCACGGTTACCGGCACTCTGAACGCCGCCATCCCTTGGACCTCGGTCTCCGGCAAGCCCTCGAACGTCTCGTATTTCAGCAACGACTCCGGCTATCAGACGACCTCGGGGACGGTGACGAATCTCTCGGGCGGAACGGTCAACGCCACGACCGTTACCGCGTCGAGCACGATCACTGGCGGCGGCGATATCACTGTCGCGGGTCGCTTCTTCGGACACAACGGCGTCGGCGGCGGGACGGGACTCGGCCGGATCACGACGACGAGCGTCAGCGGCTCGCCTGCGGGAACGAACGCGGGCGACTTCGTTTTGGTGTACTAGGGAATGCCGCAGTTTTGGTACAACGACGGCTCTGGCCTGCGCCTCGTCAAAGAGTTCTACTACAACGACGGGACGGCGGTTCGGAAGATCAAAGAGGGCTGGTACAACGACGGCGCCGCGGTCCGGAAGTTCTTCGTTGGCGGGGACATCAACTCCTCGTTCGCGGCGTGGGACGCATTCGGAACGTCGAGCCCGGGAACGGCCGCGAGCGGCACCCTCACGTTCAAGTCGGACGGCTCCGTCACTGGCTCCGGGCTGAACATCAACTCCACGGCACCCGGCAGCGGCAACTGGTTCACCCCGACCACTACGGGGATTGGATCTGGCTACTGGATTCGCGCCACTGCTACATCAGGCTCGATCACGACCGGCGTGATGAATAGCTGGCTGCAGTTGTCCTCGAATGCCTCTTGGACGAAGAACGCGACGAGCGGAGCCGGATCGGTGGTTATCACCTTCGAGATCGCGACCGATGCTGGTGGCTCGAACATCGTCCTCACCTCGACGGGCAACGTCCTCGAATACGACCACGCCTGATGTATACGCCCTCGCCTGTACCTCAGACCGACCTGTCGGCGTATCTGGACAAGGAACTGAGAGCAATCGCTCTCGCCCTCCTGTCTCCCGAACCTTTCTATCTCCTCCAGACGCTGAACGTCGCGCCCCCCAAGCCTAGGGAGGGAATGATCGTGAAGGCAGACGGAACCAACTGGAACCCCGGAAGCGGAGCGGGTGTGTACTGCTATCGCAGCGGCTGGACCTTTCTAGGCTAATGGACACAGACCACATCAATCATCCCGTGGCGAAAGTCGCCTCCGCGGGGATCGCCGTGGTGGCCGGGTACACGTGGCAGGACGTTGCCGCGTTCTTCGCTGCCATCTATACCGCCATCCTTATCGGCGAGTGGGCGTGGAAACGCATCATCCATCCTTGGCTGCGAAGGCGTCGCGGCGACTAACAGAGCGGCCTCCGGGCCGCTTTTCTTTTTGGGGACCTCATGTACTTCCTCGTTCTCGCCGCACTCCTCCAGATCGACGACCTCGCGCCGAAGCCCTATGCGTTCTTCAAGACTGAACGCGAGTGCTTCGACGCCGCGCGCAATGCCAACAAGGAACACGCGGACCAACTGAACGACGAGGAGGGCACGAAGATGGGCCTCCGTTTCGTCTGCCTGAAGGTCGTCGCGGAGCAGGTTTGAATGGATCTGCGCGCAATGCTCGAGCGCGACGAGGGCCGCGTGAAGACCGCCTATCCCGACCCGCTCACGGGCGGGGAACCTTGGACCATTGGCATCGGGCACTGCGGCGCTGTGAAGAAGGGCGACGTCTGGTCGGACACCCAAATTGACGCCGCATTTGATGCGGACCTCGAGAAAGCCACAGATGGTTGTCGGCGAGAACTGCCGTGGTTCGACTCCCTCTCCGAGCCCCGCCGCGCTGTCCTGATTTCGATGGCGTTCCAGATGGGCGTGAAGGGACTCATGGAGTTCACGCACACCCTCGAGATGGTCGGGAAGGGCCTCTACGCAAACGCCGCGCGCGGAATGCTCGAAAGCCGCTGGGCGAAACAGACGCCCAAGCGCGCGCAACGGCTAGCCGCGCAGATGCAAACGGGGAAGTGGACATGAAGCAACCCAACGAACCGGACCAAGGCTCACTCGGGCTCGGGAAGAAGGTCGAGGAAGAGCACTACAGGCCCCAGCCGAAAGACGACTGGCAATACATCGGCGGGTTCCATTGGAAGAACGGCAAGGGGCAACGGTCGTTCAACCCCCCGACCCCCGAGAGCCCCGCAGAGCAGTGGTGGCGCGTCATGGGGCAGGCAGTGAAGAAGACCGACCAGGCGTGGCCCTTTCCGATGCCCGACGCCACGTTGCCCTACATCGACCCGGAGTGGTACCTGTGAACTGCACCAGAGCACATCTAGCCGGATTCGCCCTTCTCGCCCTCGCTGCCTTCGGCGTCTTGGTGATCTTCTTTGGCGACAAGCTGAATACCACGCAGATCGCGATTCTCACGTCCATCGTCACCCTCATCGGCAAGGACGTTGGAACCGCCTTTGCCTTCTTCTTCGACGGCACCCCCGACAAGCCCACCCCCGAAACACCCGAGGAAACGAAATGAAGCGATTCATCGCAGCCCTCGCGCTCGCCCTCGCGGCCTGTGCATCCGCCCCCATCGACACCACCGCAAAGCGCATCGCCGCGGCTCACGAGACCATCGACGCTCTGGCGAACACCGCATACACGCTGCGCCTGCAGGGTGCCCTGACGGCGGACCAGAAGAACAAGGTCGCCGACCGTCTGCGTGAGGCGGAAACGGCTCTTGACTCCATCGCGAGCATTCAGGACCCGACCGCGGCGAACAACCAACTCGCCCTCGTCATCGCCGCTCTGACCGCAATCCAGGCCGAGCTGGCCGCACACGGAAAGTAAGCCATGCCTGCATCCGCCGCTATCGCCCTCGTCCTCGAGCTTCTCCAACACGCTCAGGACCTGCAAGCGCTCATCGCCACAGCTACCGCCCAAGGCCGCGACCTGACCCCGGACGAGGTGGCCGCTCTCAAGACAAAGGCCATGGCATCGATCGACAAGCTCGCCGCCGAGGCGTGAGCCATGCGCGTCCTGTACGCGCTCTCCGTGCTGCTCACGACGCTGATCCTGTCGCCGTGGGCGGCCTTCAGGGCCTACCTCGTCTGCATGGAGGAGGGCTTTCGCCTCTTCCTCGACATCCTCATGGACAATGAATGAGCGACCGCCCGAAGTCGGTGAGGATCAACGGCGAGACGTTCGCCATTCGCTACCGCCGATTTACCAAGAAAGAGGAAGCGGTCGGGCAGTGTCTCTATGACAAGTCGCTGATCGAGGTCGATCCCCGGCAGACGCACGTCAACCTGAGAGACACGGTGCTGCACGAGATCCTGCACGCTGTCCTGGCGAAGCAGGGGCACACGGGTAGCTGCTTTTCCGACAACGAAACAGAGGAGCGCTACGTCAGCGCTCTCGCGACTGGATTGGCGGGAGTCTTTCAAGACAACCCGGATCTTGCCTGCTGGCTGATCGAGCAGGAATAGCGTGTTCAACTCTGAAGGGCTCTATGCCGATCGCCCGTGTACCGGACGAGGAATTCATAGAACTGTGGAGAACCCACGGCAGCGCTAGGAAGATAGCGCAGATCATCGGAATCCGCGATTGTGAAGTCGCAGAGCGGCGACGGCGGGTCGAGGTCCGTTACAACATCAAGCTCCCCGCATTCGCCAACAAGAGCAATTCTCAGTATTACAAGCACCTCTCTCCCGAAGAGCACAAGTCGGACCACCATCTAGGCCTGCTCGATGGGCAAGTGATTTGCTTCTCGGACGCCCATTTCCATCCCGGCATCCGGACGACCGCCAACAAAGGGCTTCTCAAGCTCATTCGCGACCTCAAGCCTCGAGCGGTGGTGTGCGGTGGTGACGCATTCGATGGGGCGGCGATCAGCCGGCATCCTCGCATTGGCTGGGAACACCGGCCGACAGTGGTTGAGGAGCTGAAAGCCTGCAAGGACCGGTTGGGCGAGATTGAAGAAGCGGCCGGCAAGGCGAAACTGGTCTGGACGATTGGCAACCACGATTCGCGCCTGTCGACGCGCCTAGCGGCCAACGCGCCAGAGTTCGCCGGGGTTGAAGGATTCCAGCTAAAGGACCACTTCCCAGCCTGGATTCCATCTTGGTGCTGCTGGGTTAACGAGGGCACCGTGATTAGTCACAGGTGGAAGAACGGTGTCCACGCAACCTATACGAACGTCGTCAATGCCGGGGTCAACATTGTTACCGGCCACCTCCACGCGCTGAAGTGGACGCCGTTTACCGACTTCCGCGATCAGGTGCGATACGGGGTGGACTCGGGGACACTGGCCGAGCCGCGAGGGCCGCAGTTCACGGCCTATCTTGAGGGGAAGCAGCCCAATTGGGGCTCAGGTTTCGTTGTCCTGACATTCCACAAGGGGCGCATGCTCCAGCCGCAATTGGTGCGCAAGTGGAGCGAGACGCACGTCGAGTATTGCGGGCAACTCATTGACGTGAGTGACGAGTAAAATAGCAAGGTGACGCCCGCACAGATCTATCAGCGCGAGTGGTACGCCAAGAACCGCGAGAGAATGCTGGCGCTGGCTAAGCCGAGACGGGCGTCCCATACCACGTGGACCATATCGTTCCTATCCTGAGCCGGTGGGTTTGTGGGCTTCATTGCGAAGCGAACCTTCGGCCTATCCCGGCGCTGGAGAACAACAAGAAAAACAACCGGCACTGGCCGGGTATGCCGTGAGCCTAGCTGACTGGCTCGTTGTCTCGGTCATGGTGCATTACGTCGCCATAGGACTGCTGTACTTCCACCAGCAGGGGTCATGGATGCTGCTGGGGCTCTACACCTGTTATAGCGGTGCGAACGCCTTCCTCATCGCTCTGGCGGTGCAGGCGGCGAAGCTGTCTAAGATTTGACCATCGATCCTTCGCTAGCCCGGTAGAAAACGCCCGATCATCTGTAAAGGGCGCTGATCCCGAACGCTCGCCCGACCTGGGCAGCGGTCAGGAGCCCGGCGATCTGTCCGGTGTCTACGGTCGTCACTTCGGCTCCTCTGTGCTCTGAGGGGATGTGCTCATGGTGGCGCCCGGCTTGCTGAGTTCGTACAACTCGCTGGCTCTGAGGCGGGCTGCGTGAGGCGCAGTTCGGACCCAGCCCCACGGAACACTTCGCGGTCGCTTGCCGCACGGTTCGCCCGCAGGTTGCCCGCAAGCCGGGCACGAGTGAGCTTTCCAGCGCGGCTCAGTCACCCCGCTCTCCCTCTGTTCCTGC